TGATGACCTTACTAATCAAGCCATAGATTTGGTGCTCGAGAATGACGCACTACAAGATCGTATCGTAAAACCTTTAAGAAGAAAAATTTTACCATATGCTGCGTGTGCGGCTTTAACTAATATCGCTATACTTATTCTGTTGGTCTACCTTGCTCTACGTCTTCGGGTTCTTCAGACACCGAGGATTTAGCATCCTCCTCTTCCTCTTCCTCCCCCTCTTCCACTTCCTCTACCATTTCTTCTTCAAACTCCTTAGCCTTCCTGTCATACTCCGCCTTGGAATTCATCATTTCTCCAAATCTGCTGAATGGACCACCCCTTGTTACCGCCCCTGCGACTGTAATTCTTTTAATCTTAGGAATCGCCCTTACATCAAGAATCTCTGGTTTAGTGAAAGTGTTTGCAGGATACTCCTTTTCGAATGCATCCAAAATACCAATAGGAATCGCAGGAGATTGCTCAATGAGACGATCATACTCCGCCTTGCATGTATTTACAAAATCTAAACCATCAGCACTACGTTCGCGACGTGGTAATGCTAACATAAGCCTAATATTTCTGGATAGTAGACCGTATGCAAGTGCTGATGTTTTATGATTTTCCATTAATTCATTAATCTTTAAAAATTGCATAATAGTTGCTATAAGACCCGCAACCAAGTTAAGACCACCGATCATAGCGGGAACACTTCCTTGCATTGATGCTGGAAACTGATCCTGAGCAAAGTTAGCTGTACCAGTAACAGTTGAGAGAACAATAACAGGTAAGGTAAAACGCAGACTCAGCTTTTTGTATAGAAGGAATGCTCTGTGATTCATATACCTGTAACACCCAGATGCTTCACCCCATTGACGCAATATAGTTTCGTGTTGGTCGTTCCAACTTTTCTCTCTTAAATCAAGTTCTTGTTTTCTGAGTGATGATGGGGTAATACCACCGTTAAAATTTTCTTCACTCATTCTATAATAGATGAATATAATTTTCCTGATTCATCTATTTTTCTTGATTACTGTTTTAATAGTTCCATTTACCAATGATAAACGCAACCTGGAGTTCTATTCAATCTTAATTCCTTTTTTATTCTTTCATTGGAGCGTAAACGACGACACGTGTGCATTAACCCAAGCGGAGATAGCTATAACCGGTAAGAAGAAGGAAGATTCCTTTATGCATCAAATAGTCAGCCCAATTTACAAAATGGATGACACAGAGGCAAATAAACTCACAAAGACTGTATTTTTCGCGCTATGGGGTTTCGTACAGTACCGTCTCGGAAGATTTGATATGTTCATAGATGATTTCAAAGATATCATGTCTGGGAAGCGCATCTAAAGAATAGTCGCATTTAATATCCATGGATAACACAAGACATCTGGTCGTGGAGACACCAGATGGTTCTATTGCGATAGCATTTAACGAAGAGGTTCCACCACCAGAACCACCTCCTGAAATTATACAACCACGACAACGTTTCAGATTATTACTAGAATATCACCCCGTTGCGCGTGCTCTAGCGTATATATTCATGATTTCATCTGGTATAAATTTAGGTCTTTTTAGAAGAACAATAGATATTATCAATTTTGCGTTGATAGTATCTACGACGGGTGCTCTACATAGTGAACATTCAGCATCAATAGGAGTTGTAGTGTTTCATGGTACGTCTGCGGCGCTTATGATAGTACCATTTTGTGTACTTCGAATGTGGGAACAAGCTATTTTCCAGTTTTCATCCGCTCTGATGTGTTTTACCGCATTTAATACATGTACCCAAACACTAGAGCAGTCTACTTCCTCTTAGTAAGTTCGTGAACACGCTTCATGAACTCCTTGTTACGACTCACTTTAGGATCCGCTTTGATAATGCGAAGTAAAGCGGCTGTTGGTATCTTGGGACTATTTCCCTTGGGTGTTGGAGTCTTCTTCAACTTTTTACGCGCGTTTTGAATCTGTTTCGTGGTTGGCATTATATTTTAGGACAATATTTAAATTGATCAAAAAAATGAACTGATATCTTGAAGTTATAGTATAAAAGCATACAAACGGCGTCAGCTATATCATGTTTTCTTTCATATGGAATGTCAATATCAGTAAACTTTTCAGCTAAGCTAACAGTTCTCTCCTTTCTTTCGTCGTAATTTAAATGTCTCATACCAAAATGTGTATGCATGCTCACAGGTGAAATTAACTTCACTTTATCTTTGAACATGTAGTGTAAAAGTATCTCAATATTATTAAACCCAACAGGTGGTTGCCTTTCAATTAGAATCCTCTCAGCCTTGTCAAATATATCTTTATGTTCATCTACAAAAAGTGGTATTAAATCAACAAAGTCATTTGAATATATGTATTTGTAGTCTTCAAGACTTACTTTCTTTACATATTCAATGTCAATTTGAGGACCATTTCCACATTCAGCAAGAACAAGACCCATATTGTGATACCCTATATCTATTGCGAGTACCTTCATATTTCAGATTATCACATTCTCTTTAATTTCCATGCTAAAGATATTCTCAAAAATCCAGGTATTTCAGGTGCACATCCTCGATGTGTAATTTGTGAGTCAAATACAACTAATCGATTTTTTATAGGTTCAATTGATTTAATATCTCCATTTTCAAACTTGAATTCTGTATACCCACCTATACTATCAATATTATCCGGTCCAATATCACTGATATATAATAGTGCTGTTATATAACCAGGATCGGGATTATCTATATGCCAAGAACCACTGTTAAGTAGTGTTTGTCCGTTTGCGTAAACTCTTTTGTATTCACATTTTATATCAATGGCACGTTCAATTTTTTCTTTTAAATAATGAGTAAAGTACGGTTTATCATCAAAATAGCAATAAAACCATCGTTGCGGCGCTTTGCTATCAGTCGAGTGTCCCCATTTCCAAATATTACCAGTGAAATATTCTTCTAACACTTTCATTTCATTTTCTGATAAAAAGTCGTCAAATGTGCGTATATACATTTATATATTTTATATTTACTTCTTTAATTTAAAGATGATTGATATTCTAAACATCTCTGGAATGGAAGGTGCACGACCCTTGTGAGGTATACTACCTTTAAAAAGAACTAAACGATTTTTAAACGGTTCTATAGATCTTATTTGATTATTAATTTTAAATTCCGTGTGACCATTTACTGTATCTATATTATGAGGGTTAATATCACTTACATATAATAACGCCGACCATTGTTCAGTTGGGGGGATACTGTCTAAATGTGTTTTACCTTCTAACTGAACTGTTTGACCATTCGCATAAATATCAAAACATTCCCAATTACAGTTAGTTGCCTTATTTATTTTGGATACTATATGGTTTTTAAAAAAAGGTTCGTGTTTTAATTGATGACAAACGAACCAAGTTATACTGTCCGATCCTGTGTTCGCAATACCATAACGCCATTTCGCGTCATGTTTAAAGTAAATATCAACAAAAGACATTTCATCTTTAGTTAAGAAATCCTCAAATATTACAATGTCTTCCATTTATTTAAATTATTTTGTACGCTTTAAATATATGAAAAACAAGAAAAAGACACAACTTATGGCTTTTGCTCTTGTTGTGCTTGCAGCCGTCGTGATATATTTATATCACAACCCTAAAGTGATTAAGGTTCCAGTAGGTGTTCCTATGATGCCAAGGTTCATGCAACGTCCAGAGAGACCTCCCCAAAGCCCCGAGTTTAGAGAACCACCCATAAAACAGTACAAGCCCGGGCATATGCAGCAAATGGGTGTTCTAACAGGCGACGGTGATGAGACACTCCCTCTTTACGGTAAGGAAGTGAGGGGTCGTCGTGATCGTTATCACTATTACACTACCACTGGTGGTGATAATCTCTATTCTCTCCCCATAAACCATGATGGTCGCGATTGTGTAGATGACATAGGGTGTCAAGAGCTATATGGGAATGAATCAGTCAACGTGACTGGTAAAACTGGTTCATTCAATGTAAATCTTTACAGAACAGATAACTTTTTCTAATTACTCCGCATCCCCGTCCTCCTCCTTTTTACCCATAGTACGATTCATTATATCATCAATGAGTTTCATAGTAGAGGAGCTGGAGCAGCAGCAAGCGCATAGTAACATACCAAGTACGGGTGGTGTCTTGACTGGACTTTTAATAGAAAAGAATATGATTAACATGTAACAACAAATAGAAGAAAGGTTTGCACTGAGCTGCCCCATAGACATAACTGGACCTTCTCCATCAAAATCGACCATATTAGTTGCTGGTAACATTTATTATACGTCAACAAAAATTATTACGAAGTCTCGTAATTGTATCAACTTCCCTACTCAAAATCCCTGGATTTCTTGAGAATTGATTTTTCAATCTCAATAATTTCAATATAGTCTCTTCATCCATATCTTTGAAGAAATCTACAAGTTCCATTATGTCACGCATACCCATATCTTCCTTTTTCGCCTGAACATATGGCCATGTTTGTTCCCTGAGGGTTGCAACCTCCTTTTCGAGTTGTCGCATTCTTGGAAGTAATACTTTCGTGATAACCACGTTAGATTCCATGCCTAATATATAGTTATAATCTTTATGCCGCCCATGTCCCTATTGTATATTTAACACCACCATTTTTAACGGGTGCACCTGTATGGAAATGTTGCCAATCTGATGGAAATACCACCATCTTACCTTGAATAGGACGAACTTTTTTACCATTTATAAACTCTGTACATCCACCTTGATTTTCATTTAAAGTATTTAAATATAAAACAAATGATAAAACACGTTTCACTGTCATGCCTTTACTATGGTCTACATGCCATGCATAGAAATCACCTTCTTTGTATTCCTGAATGAAATATCCTTCGTCTTTCATAGACGAAAAGGTATCTTTCATTTGTTTATGTACCGACTCAATGGCAACCAAATTAGTTTTTTTGAAAGTTTCTGCGATATACCCTGTGTATTCTATTATACTACGAGTAATCACATCTTTAATAACACGATCAACATCACCCCAATCTGAATATGAAGTGAAAGGTAAAACTTTAGATCTTCTCATTTCTTTGTCAATTACTCCTTGACCAATCTTAGACTCATATTTTCTACTATCTTTATCGTAACGTTTAATAATAATTTCACATATTTCTTTTGGTAGAACGTCCTCTATTTCGTATACGTAGTCCATGACAATTTATACACTTAAAACTTTAATACTATCATATATTAAATGAACTGTCTGTCTTATTCCGGAAATGATTGTTATAAATACAGACTGGCTAAGACACGTCAGAATGTCCTGAAGGATATTTATAAACGCTGTGATGACATTACATTGAATATTCCATACCCCAAACCTAAGAAGCGGGAAAATACCAGACTTAAAATGCGTTTTAAGGAAGCAATACGTGATGCACAAGAAATATGTACAGACGAAGGTGCCAAGTCAAAACAGTGTCATCTCGCATGGTATGAAGTTGATGAGTTGGAAGATTCTATGAATAGAT